GTCTTTACTTGTCGCCTTGAGATGCCGATTTTGTCAGCGTTGATCTGATGGATGTCATCCTCAAGTAATAGTTTAGCGTATCTTCCTCCGTCATACCGCGCAAGATAGTGAGCGAGCATACGAAGCTCAATGCCAGACAAATCAGCGCCGACCATATGTAAACCCGGACTTGGTATGAAGAGTTTTCTAAATCTTTCATCTGATGGAACTTGCCCGAGGTTGGGGTTTCGGTGGGCGCAACGAAATGTATTAGTCGCTACGCTACAATGGTGGTGAATTCTTTTAGCACTCGTACTCAACTTCAGCCAGGCGTTCGCGCCTTCGCTGATCATTCCAAGCATCTTCGTTATCGTCAAAATCCGGAGGAACATCGTCGCTACTTCCGAATTCATCTCCTTCAGGATCACCTCGTCGATAACAGGTTTCCCAGTAGTTGTCTTCTGGCTTGGAGTCCAGCCATAGAATTGTTGCAAGATCCATGATATATGATCCCGTGATGATGTGTTGAGTTCTTTCAGTCGAGTAAAGGGTGCACCCTTGACATATCCTTGCGTGCGGTTATCTCGTTTAGGAGTGAATTCCGATCCTCGGACGAAAGGGTGCCGGTTTCGTAGTAGTTCTTCAGTTTCTCGTAGTTCTCTGGTGAGAGAAGATGCAAGTTGCCATGCAGCGTTCTCATCAAAAGCCCATCCATGAATCTCTTGTTCGGTAAGGATTTGTTGTACTTCGTGTTCTAGCGCGACCCATTCAGGTAAGGCTGGAAGTGTTTCCATAGTTTGGTGGTAACGTGAACGTCTTGTATGCAATAGTCTTCCATCTCCTGGGACCATTCCGTCCAATCAGAAGAGGAACCGTAGTCACCTTTACGTTCATCTAATCTGTAGCCGTAGGATTCAAGTGAGTGTTTACCGTACAACTTGAGAGGCATACCATCCCAGGTACGCTTCTTATCCAAGTTGATCATGTCGGGGTGGTAGAGTCTGCTAAGGAGTAGAGTATCAACCACATAAGCAGGCTTACCAAACCAAGGGTAAAGTTTGCGAATAACAGGAATGTCGTAACCAATAATGTTATGCCCAATAATCCTGTCCGCGTCTTGTAGTCTTTGCAAGCCTCTTGATATCGGCTCACTGGACCCCGTGTCATTGTACGCAATCGTTTGATCTGTCGAGAGATCGTGGATAGCAAGGCAGTGGATGGTACTAACATCATGCAATAGACCGTTTGTTTCTATGTCAAAGATTAGACTCACTTCCCATTCCATTTGAACGTCTTGTCTTTAAATTGTGCACGTTCAATAGCTTGGGTAGTAGGTGGGTTAGGTCGTTTAAGTTCAGAAGTCTGTTGCTGCATTGAACTCGGGTTCTGGTTGAGTTTCATAGAATTTACAGGTAGGTAGATCATAGCTCAGCTCACAGGCTATTCCAGTTTCGCCCGAATAACGATTTTTAAGGATTCTAACAGTCGTAGAACCTCCAGCTTTGTCGGATTGTTGATCTCTTTCCAGTCCAATACACGCATCGCTGAGTTGAGCGATTGCAGCAGATCCGCGCAGTTGTCCGAGCGTAACTCTTGCTCCTTCTTCATGGTTCTGATCCGATGATGTACGTTTGAGGTGAGACACCAAGAACAACGCTATGCCAGTACGCTCCACGAGCGACCTGAGCTTAGTCATTGTAGTGTCGATCATCCGCCGTTCGTCTCCGTCAAGCCCAGAAAGGAGGATGGAGAGGTGATCCAGGAAAATGATTCGACAGTCGAGACCTGATGCCAGGTACTCAATGCGATTATAGATAACATCAGGATCATAGCTCCCGAAGCCATCAAAAAGATACAGGTTCCAATTAGCCATTGTGGCGTCAAAAGCCGCCGTAAGTTCTTCATGGGTGTGTTCTCCTAGGTGCAGGGACTTGCCAACATGCGCACTGATTAATCCTAGAGCCGTACGGCGGTTGGATTCTTCCAACGCCAAGTAACCGACCCGTTCTCCTTTTGAAAGAAGGTTAGTTGCAAGTTCACGACAGAAGCTGGATTTGCCGATGCCAGATCCTGCAGTGATTGTGACAAGCTCTCCATACCTGATCCCGTGAAGCTTTGATTGTAGTCCTTGAAATGGGTAGTCATGATCTGCAGCGGGTGATGGTGTAGTTACAAGATCTAGAAGAGTTTTGCCATCGACAATGCCATCAGGACGGAACGGCTTGGCGTCCCAGATAGCTCGGCATACAGCGTCAGAGTCGTTGGCTTGGAGGGCGTCTGATGCGTCCTTGTAATCGCCTTGAAGGTGGGCAATCTTGACCTTACCAGGCGGTAGTACACTAGCACACTCTTCAGCGGCTTGACGACCTGGTTGATCGTTGTCGTAAAATAAAACAATCTCATCGTAGCCTTGCAGCAGTGGGAGTTGTTTTTGTACAGCCTTCTTTGCACCAGCGGCGCCTGATGGTACAGAAACCATCGGCCATCCTGGCATACACTCAGACCCACTAGCTGCATCCATCTCGCCTTCAAAGATGACGATACGTTTACCAGTAGTAGGGTAGAGATGTTGTCCGAAGAATGTACCAGGTACCTCACCCTCATACGAGAATGATTTACCCTTTGTCTTTACCTTGGCACCTTTGACAATGCCTGATTCGTCATGATAGTAAAAGCGGAGCTTATCACCATCACGGTAGATTTTATACTTCTCACAAACTTTCTGTGAGAGGTTACGCTTCTGCAGCCTTTGGGCTGAGCCTGTTATTTGCACACTTTTGGTTTGATGAATGTGTAAAGAAGGTTCACCATCACCGTGCGTATAGTGATGGCAAACGAAACAATATGTGTGCCCGTCGTCATAGACACTCTTGGCATCTGACGACCCACACTCCTCACATGGCTCGTGAAATAGAAACTCAGAGGAGCCAGTCGAGAGGGATGTTTTGGAATGATGTCCAAGGGATGTCATGCTTATCGCACCACTTAGCGTATGTAGTTTTAGATTTCTTGCTGATCTTATTGAACGGCGCCTGGAAGACCATACGCAAGTCAAGGTTAGGATTTAACTCCTTTACAGCCCTGATCTTACGACGGTCAGCAGGTTCCCAGTAGCCCTTACATTCCAGCACGACACCATTTGGTAACACGAAGTCAGGGGTGTAAACATGCTGGATGATGTAACGGACTTTAGTTGTTTCGTACTCGTACTTGACACCAAGATCGACAAGCAGATCAGCAACCTTCTCTTCGAGCTTGGATCTAAATGCCATTAGTCGTCCATGTGTTTTTCGATGATAGCTTCAACTACCTCAGTCACAGCACGAGACATCTCATATTTGAAGTCATTCTTGTCAGCCTTGTAGCGGGTGACACAAATGGGAGGGAGTTGGATGTCAAGGGTACCTTTGTAGATACCAGTGATCTCATCCTTTGCAACAGTGAATTGAAAATCAGAAGTCATCTTCGTCGGTACCAGGGATAACAGTGACAGCAGGATCGTTAGCTTTGAAGCCTTCAGTCTTGCCAAACAGGGCGGCTACATCCTCAGCAGCCATATCGCCAGTGTCTACACCAGCTCCTGAATTGAGAGACACCAGTTGAACACCAACCAGTTTAAGACTTGTTCCATAAGTGACGCCATCCTTGAGGATGTACGGTTTCTGATAGAACGCCAGCTTAACTCGGCTACCAGAATACATGGGCGTATTCTCGTCTGTGACAGGTGTACCTTCGGTGTCGACGACAGGCGGACGGTTCTCTTCATTCCAACTAAACTTGACTTTAAATTGATTAGTTGCAACCTCTTCCCAAGGCTCAGGCTTGAGCACAGAACGCTTAGGATTCTTGAGTTTACCTTGTGCCCATTCGAGAGACTCAGTACGGTCTTCCTCCAGGGCGTCAACCATCTCGCTATCAACAATAGCAGAGAGGGAGTAGCCAAACTTGCTTGGCTTCAGTACAGCTTGATAACCTTCGAGGACAACAGGCTGTTCGGTTTTGTGGATAGTGCGTGGCATTAACAGAAAAAATAAGTAGATTCAATCACGGATTCCGGTTCAAGGTCTCCAATGATCGGTGGTTCAGTCTCCGCTCCTATTTGGTGAGCGAAGTCTCGCAAGTAATCATGCTCTGCGAAGAGGTGCATATATGTCTCTCGTACAATTGCACCGAGAGAAGACATGTCGGTAGCACGACACAATACAGAATCATGAATGAGAGCGATCGGTGCGTCGAAACGAAGCGCAGAAAGGTGTAAAAGAGAGGCATCCAGCGAATGTATCAAATTTGGAGCAGTTGCAGCTTTGTGTCGGTTGCGATCAACTGTTTCAGTTTCACCGACAGCAACATTTACTCTGCAACGACCGAGTAGTTGTAAATTAAGTTGCTCAATCTTTGCCTTCATAATACGTTGGTTTACAACAAAACCAGATGGTGTGACCCATCTTAACTGCTGTACCCCACGCTTGATTGCTTTGGCAACCTCAGACTCAATCCAAGACATGACAGCCATAGGACCAGGTACAATCTCATCCATAGCATTTCTAACAGCGGTTACTGTCTTTGTCAAGTCATCTTTGTCAATCTCAACACCTTTCTCTTTCAGTGCGTCCTTGATATACCCACGATTGCTAAAAGGTTTAGCATTGTAAGGTACCGTCATCACTACACGCTTCACGGTTTTTCTGTCCATGTAAGGTTGGATAGATTTAGGACAGTTAGGTGCAGCAGTATTAGCTACGACCTTGTAAGCATCTTGTGGACGGTCAGAGGGTAGCACATTTACCAACTTAGCTGTGCTTCGATCTCTTGCCAAACCAGCAAGGATTTGTAGACCACTACAAGTAGCATCTGTGGCGATCATGGCACGTGTTTCGTGTCTATCGCACTTGAGAACACAGTGATAGTATTCATCACATGCTGCAAGGAATTGCCAAGGTTCGTCAGCAACCTCCCATTCGTGAATGTGTGAGATGGGATCAGAAGCGACACAAGATATAAGATGTGTGTTGTTCTTTACCCATTCTAATCGTTCACGCATTGGTGCTTTATCAAGACCATATGTTGTGGCTACTTGAAATGCTAACCACTCCTCAGCTTCAGGTGTCATGAACGACGCCTCAGCAAACATCAACAAACTTTTTCCAAAGTCTGTATCTTGTGGTGTTAAGAAGGAGGGGATTGGATAAGCACGCCCTCGATAGTCAAACGACCAAGGAATATAGAATTTATCTATATTTTTAAACCTATTTACTGCTTCCATCGTTTTACGAGTACGGCAGCTTCGTTTCTCTTCTTGTGACTGCAAATCTCTTACCGCAGCCGCAGCTCTACGATATTGCTTACGAGACTCTTTGTTCTCTGCAATATCTACTGGCTTGGGTGGTAAATCATAATGTATGATAGGGAGGAACTTACCTACTTGCCGTTCCAATCTTTCTAGGTCTTTAGCAACCCCTACAACAAAAGGGTTTAGTTTGTAGGCAACCTTTTGAATCTTGTTTAAAAATTCAATTGGTGTTTCCCCCTGTATACAGTGGTCGGTCCCCCTCCTAACCATGTCGTGACCACGCATCACCTCATTTAACAGGTAGCCGCCTGGTCTGTCTATTTGCCAATCGTTCGGTTCAATTAGCATTGGGTATGCAAGTGGTGCAAATAGCTCAGCATCACGAATTACCTTTTCCTTTATATCAAGAAACTCAGGTGTAGGTGCGATCACATGCTGTCGTTTAGAGCCAATTTGTATTTGAATTTTCTCAAACCAACCACTTGATGCCATAATGCATTCGAGCAACCATGTGCCTAATTTGACACGATTAGACCTTCCCCAACTTTTCCAAGGATTAACATCAAATCTATTCCAAATTGTTTGTATCGAAGTTAGTTTTTGTTCTGTACCCTTGGAACGATGCCAATAATTTTTCTTAAGCGTTGCCAGTAATCCCGGTGCTTCAGATTCGTAGTAACGCATTTGACACTCGGCTTCAACGGCTGATCCAATCGCATCACACACATTGACCATGTGATCACTGCCTTGTTTGACTGAAAAGACTGTGTCAAATGTAACTTTTGTTGCAATCGCTGCTGAAGCAAGCGGCTCTAGACGAGCAACATAGTGTTTAACATCTGCAAATCTACCAACGCTGTCAGAGACTTTTAGCCTAGCACTTGAAGTCGCTTCAATACGTTCAACCACAACAGGCAAGAGCTGATCGATAGAAGCAATGCCGTAAATAGTAGCGGACGCATAACTTTTTCTTTCTAAATCATTAGTGTTTTTATGTAAACGTTTGAGACCTTGCTTGATTTGTTCTCGTTCAAGTTTAATCTGTTCGTCAATCTCGGCTGGTGTAGGCAATAGGCTCCTCTGCGTCCTTGGGCTGTGTGAATGTGTTTAGATCGTAGCACTCAGCGAGTTCAGGATATGCCTCCCTAAGTTGCTCAAATTGTTCAAGATTAATCAGACTCATGAGATCGAATGGGTGAAATATGACGCAACTCATCATCAGTGCAGACAGTAAACTCTGCCTCTTCAGCGATAAGTTGTTGGATACGTTTTTCGGCGGCGTGTGCTTTTTGGTAAACGTACTCTTTGACTTTACCTTTGGTATTTGTTGCGCGGATAATACAACACACAGAACTGGGAATCTCCCAGCCGCGCAGTTTCCAATCCTCAAACTCCTCCCACGTAGGAGTAGCTAGGAAATCCTCGGGCATTTCTGCCCATGCTTCCCAGTTGTTGGGAAAATAGTTACCACTCATCGCAAAGTTTTACATCTTTAAGGAACTGCGTGCCACCGGACAATTCAGCAGCAGCCCATGCGGCGTGCTCTAAATCGGGTGCAAGTAAGTATCGCACCTGACCGTCAGTTGTTTTAAACTCCCACTCCTTGAGTTGTGGTTTTTGGAGTCGCATTAGTTGCCTTCCTACGCTTAGCGGGACGTGGTTTTTTGGGTAAGTATGATTCACGTTGGGCTAGTTCAGAGTATTTTGAGTGCCATTGATGGTCCTCGTCAAAGTAATTTAGCCAACAGTAAATTGCATTGCGGATGAACCAATCATCATCCTTGGGTTCAACGTTTACCATAGTATTTAGAAGTAATTCGGTTTGAGCGCTGCCAGATGATAGCAGTGCTGAACAATCCTACCATACCGACAACGGCGAGGATGATGTTTGATTCACTCCAGATCATCAGTTGTTCTCCTTGTTTTTGTAGTGTGCGCGGATGTTGTTGAGGCGTTCGAGTGATACCTCTTCAGTAATGATGTCTTGACACTCAATGGTAACAGACTCTTCAGAATCGAAGTTGTCATGTAGATCCATCATTTCAAGACGGTTCAGTGCACCTCGCAACGTAGAGTACACTGATACCATGTCAGTGCATTCGTACGGCAAAGAGTAGCGGAGAACGTAAACAGTAGCCATTAGCTGCGTCCTTGTGATGCGTGAATGTGATGAATGTGGGTGCAAAAGAGAGGCGACAATAATGCCGCCTATCTGTTACTGAACGCGACGATTGAGCCGCTATGTGTTATTTAGGGGCAACAATTGTGCCCGCTATTTAACATTTTACCAATGACGATTGAAGATGTAAACCTCACCATCAAACGAAACTTCAAAGAAATCATGTCGCAAAGTCTGGTACCAAATCAGCTCATAATCTATAGCAGTTTGCAGCCATGTTGGCAGCTGATTGATAACGTCAGAGTAGCAATCGTTGATAAAATCATCGACAAATGTTTGCACATCTGGATAGCATCCGAAGTAAGAATCTTCGAAGTCTTGCACATCAACGACGCCATATCCTTCCAGCTCGTGACGGAACAAATCCGTGCGAGTTACGCTGTCAATCCCAAGATGATTCGCGAGAAATTGTTGAAACTCAGAGAGTGTCTCAGGCATGATAGAAACGTTGTAGATGTGTTGTTTGATGAGTGACAAGAATCAGGCAGCAATCGGGAAGACGGATACACCGTCAGCTTTGCAGAACTTGTTAACCCACTTGCCAAAAGACTCGACATTGTGGAACAAGATGTCAAACATTGCATCCTCGTCAATGTTGCTGTAGAGGTACTGATTGCCGCTCTTGTATGTTACCAGAGCTTGGTTATGCAGAGGAGAAACCTCAAGCTGCTCGATAGAAGTGGATTTAATAGGGTTACGAGTTGCAGGAACAAAGAACATTGTGAA